CTTGTATTAGATGCAAAACCTTGTATTTCTCCTGTATCACTTATAATTGTGTCATCAAATATAGTACCATCACTATTGTAAATGGTTGCGTAATATGAATCTTGTGCAAATTGTGTTAAAGGAACTATGTAAAAGTTTCCTTTTGCTTGGAATAATCTTGAACCAAATGACTTAACAATTCTTGTTAATACATCAAGACAATTTGTTGCCGTTTGATTTTCATTAATAAAAGTTGCATAGTTAATATAAGATTGAGCCAAACCATCAGCAGCTGGGTCATCCGTTCTATTATCCATATCTTCTGAATAAAAACTTACACCGCTTACAATTTTATAATCTAATGGATATCCAATTTGACCTAATGCAATTGATATTAAATCTTTTGCGCTTTCAACATAAATCAATTCAGTTTCATCACTCAATGGCAATGGTATTGTTTCTAACATACCTAATCCATCAATAGCATTAAAGTACAAATCTTTGCGACCTGTTGAAAAAACATACTGAACGTTATCACTTAATACCCAACCTATAAAATCAACATTTTCACCACTAAGCAATCTAACAAAGTATTTTCTATCATTCAATGTAGTAAAGTCTGGCATATCTTCTACATTGTCAGTAACATCTATTGCCACGCTTAATTGACTAACATAAATAGGCTCAAAAGCATCATCGCTTCTTGGTATGTATTGTAATTGTAAACTTATACAAGGATATTCTATAATCTCGCCATCGTAACCATCCTCATAAATATTTAATACACTTGTAACATCCGATTTAGTTGCTGCCGTGATTCTATATTTTATTTCGTATGCCATTAGTATCCTCGTCTTATATTTAAGTTATTGTTTGCTCTTTGAGTTGCCAAAACCAAATCAGAACCTTTTAATACAAATTGACCTTGTGAAGCGTTATTGTTAGCTACTGAACTTGGGTTAAAAGATGAATTAGCATTACCAGAGTTTATTATTGAACCAGCTACTCTTGCACCACTTAAAGCATTACCTACTAATCCCAATGCAGCAAATGCTCCCTTCAAAGCTGGGAAAGCATTCATTATCTTTTCAAATATCAATGCTTGTATTACCATTGCAGCAATATTCTTACCTATTTGTAAAAAGGCATTTGCTAAAGCCTCTAAAGGATTTTGTCCTTGTTGCATAGCATCATACATTCCAAATAAAGCATTAGTTACATTACTTGATAATGTTTGAGCAAATTGAGCATAAGATTGTGTTAAATCTTCTATTCTTTTCTTTTCTGCTGCTTCGGAATCAATTTGATTTTTATCCTTTTTGAATATGCCTTGCATATAAGCACCAAAACCGCCTTCTTTTTGTGTTTTTTCTAATAAATCTTTAGCTTGTTTTTCAAAGTAATTTTTTCTTTTGTCATCTTCTTCTCTTGTTTCTGATGGTAAACTAAATAACTTTATTCTTTCATTTTTAAGTACTTGTTGAGATTCTTTAAGTTTTGCCTTTAATTTAGCCACCCATCTTTCAGTCGCATCTAATTCTAACTTTGCCATTATTTGCAAGTCAGATTCTTGTTGTTTATTTAAATCAACTCCGCCAGTAGTTTCAATATTAGTAAGAGTATTAAGTAACTCTGCATTTTTAATTTTAGCCTTATTAATTACAGAATCTAAATCAGTAATTAAAAGATTATATCCTTTAGCAATTCTTTCTCTTTCTTTATCAGCTTTATTTTTATTATATTCAGCACTACCACCACTTGCAGTAACTTTAGATAAATCAGCATCTCTTTGTGCTATTAATTTTTTACGTTCAGCATAAGCACTTGCTAAAATTTGTTGCGTATTTTTTTCTTTACCAGCTGCATCTTCTTGTATTGCAGCTACATTAATTAAATGTACTAAATATGCTTTATCACTTTGAATTGTGGCATCTTTAATAGCTTTATTATCTGAATATAAAGCCTTTAATCTTTTAAGTGCTTCTTGTTGTTGAGTAGGATTACCACCAGAAATAATGTTAACTAAGTTCAATCCAATAGTTCTATTAGATTGCGCTTCGCCAACTATTTTATAAATATCTTGATTTAACTTATTAAGTTCTTCTCTAAACTTCTTTAGTTTTTCAGTTGGTCCAATAAAAAATTCAGCTATTTCATCACTAAATGTAACCGCTAAAGAAGATACAACACCCAAAGCAAGACCTATACCAGCTGGACCAACTAATCCAGCAGCCATTGATTTTAATGCTTCTGTTGCACTACCACTTCTTGTTTGTAGTCTTTGAAATGATTCTAATAAAGGGTTTAAGTTATTTGCAATACCTATAAATCCATAAGGAGCATCTTGTGCTACTCTTGATAAGTTTGATAAAGCATTGGTAGCATCATTGGTTGGTCTACCTAATGCATTCATTCTTGTATTTAATGTGCCAATTGAACTTTCAACACTACTTATCTTTGTATTTAACTTTTGTATTTCACCAACATCAGTTGACTTCTTTAATTTTGATTGTAACTTAGTAAGTAAATTTTCGGCTTTTTGTAATTCAGCACCTAAATCTTGCGTATTAGCACCAATATTAATTTCTATATCTAAAATGTCTGTTGCCATCTTTATTAATTTACTCCGTACAATTTAAGTGTTCTTGCCAATTGTTCTTGTGTTATCATCACTCTTTCTTCATCAATATTATCGTTGTCTAATTCTGGAATACTCCAAAAAGCCTTCATTGATTTTGGTGTTTTCTCGGTTGTGGAACTTAAGTATACAATATAGGCAAGGTTTCTTGTCCTTGCCCATTCGTTTAACTCGTTTCTTTCCTTACCTAAAACGATAATGGAAAAGTCCTTCCAAGTCATATCCCAAAATTCATTTGGTCTTATTCCGCACTCCGCAGCTTTAACTAAGACATCATCCCAGCTTAGCTTTGTTAGGCTTTTTTTTTTCTTCTTCCTTTTTTGCACCTGTAATGGTGTGGACTGTATTTTCAACGATATATTTTAAATAGTCAATTATTTGACCTTCTTCGCTAAAAATAGAACCCACTTCATCAATCCATTCGCAAGCATCATCAATTGTGTATATTACTTCATCTTTCTTACTTACACAAGCAGATTTGTAACCAATGTAAACAAGTTGAACTATTACATCCAAATTTGTTTGAGCCGTTGAAAGAACTTTAAAGTACTCATCAATACCTATATTATTTACTTTAGTAAATTCACGCATTGACCAAGTACCCCACTTTAGGTGGATTGTGTTGTTGTTAGTCTTTAATTCGAACATAGTTTTTTTATTTTATTTATACAGGTACTTCAGTTTGTGCAATAGGTGGTACACTTACTACGAAAGTTGCAGTAAATTTAACATCATCCTTATCAGCAGCGTTTACATTAAAGTTGCTAATAAACACTAAACTTGTAGCAGTACCTCCATAGTAAATATCACCAGCTACTGGAGTTGCTCTACCCATTTTAATAGCAAACAAAGTTTGAGCAGCGTGTGCCGTATACAATTGTTGGTAGCTATCTTTAGAAGGAGTACCAGTTTCATCAATCGCAAAACCTTCACATTCGAAAGATTGGTTAAAAGATTGATTTGGAGTGTATTGGTCGCCACACTTAGAAGTTGCATCAATTGTTCCTAAAGTTGATGTCAAAGAGTTAGAAGTCAAACAAGCTACTGGCTTGTAAGTTCCGTCATTGTTAATGTCAGCTAAGAGGATATAATCTCTACCGCTTACTTTTGTTTCTGCCATTTTATTTAATTTTAATTTTGAGTTATGGTTATATTATATGTTATTAATACTCTAAAAACGTTATCTAAAGGGTTTAAGCCATCTAAGTTCCTTATACTTTCTACACTTAAACTTGAAGCAGTAAACCCATTTGATAGGGTTATAACTGAATCCGAGTTTATATCTTCTAATATTAAATCGCTTATATCTTCAGCACGTTTATAACCAAAGTTAGCATTTTTTGTAATAATATCAACTGTGATTGAAATACTATTTGTATATCCTGTTTT